ACTAAGGATGTTAAGCCACAGGACCGTATAGACCCTGTTAAAGCCCTACAGCGTAAGGCTGAAGACATAGTTAAGTTTGAAGGCGCTATGAAGCAATGCGTCAGTGTTCCACTCCATCAACATGAGTATGACGCATATGTTAGTCTTGCTTACAATATTGGTCCTAGTGCTTTCTGTGGTTCTACTCTGGTTAGAAAACTTAACCAAGGAGACTACGAAGGAGCCTGCAAAGAAATTCTCAGATGGAACAGAGCAGGAGGACGAGTTGTCAAAGGACTAGCAGTCAGACGAGAAGCTGAGTATAAGCAATGTATTGGGCAATAGCTAGGTATCTATCTGTAGCTCTAGTCTGCTTTGTAGCAGGCTCTGTAGTCACACAGTGGAGAGCAGATAAGAAGCTGGCTGAGCTTCAGAAGACTTATGCTGAGGAACTCAACAAAGCTTATGAGTCAGCCAGGAAGAAGGAAGTCAATCTACGGGCAGAAGCTGAGCAGATCAGGAGACAGAAAGATGGGCAGATCAAGAGTATTAATGATAAGCATCAGTCTATTGTTAACAGCCTGCGCTACCGTCCCTCAGCCAGTAGTGTGCCCGATACCACCAGAGATTGTAAAGCATCCACTGGGGCAGAGCTTTCAAGAGAACATGCAGAGTTTCTTGCAAGGGAAGCTACCAGAGCAGACCAATTAAGATCTGCCCTAGAAGCTTGTTACCTACAGTACGAATCAGTAATCAGTATTCTTACTAATAAGAACCCTAATAACTAGCAGGTCAATCACGAGGTAGTTCTTCTCCATCTCAACCACCTCGATACCTAGCGATACACCTGTAATAAAAGTAATTTCAAAGTCCATTGAAGTCTCCTAGATCTCGCAGTGTCCAGCTACACAGGCCAAGGTCTGCGCTCCCTCGACGTTATCGTCAACCTCAACCAAGCCATGCCAGTCAAGCTGCTTTGGCATCTTCGCTAGTAGGGACTCATACTCTTCTTTCGTACACTCCTCATACGGTGCCTGACGATACGTACCACCATCATACGGAAGAAACGACACACCAGAGATCTCATCAAAGTTCCTCCACACCCAAGCTCCAACATCCATCCACTCATGCTCCTTGACTGAGATAGTCACGCTAGGCTTGTGCTCACACCAGTGACGCTGGTACATGAGCCATAGGTCTAGGTGCTCTACTGCAGTCAAAGCCTCTCGTGTCCTGGCACCCTCTGGTGCTTTCTGTGGGAATGAGAACACCACAGTAGACTCAGGACGCATCACACAATCCTCTGCTGGTACACCTGCTGCAGCCATGAACTGTGTCAGCGGGTCTTTCTTGTCTCCTCTAACCCGACGAATGTAGTAAGGACTATGTCGAGTATGAATGCCACTGGCAGAATTAACAAGCTGACTGACAGTACCACTAGGTTTGACGCAAGTGATAGCAGCCGACTGAGGAATTCCAAGAGCAGCGGATAAGTCAGCGTTTGTTCTAACAGCTTCTTCACGTAGTGCCTCCAGTTTCTTTGCAGTATCCTCAGACACAGTACCCATCCACTCGTTGTCTAAGATACCAGTAAATGATACACCAAGCAGGCGCTCCTCTTCTGTGTTCTTATTCCAGATCTTACGCAAGTAAGGGAAGTGAGTCAGCGTAGACTGGAAGGTACCAAGGATAGTAGCGATACGAACCTTACGCTTCAATGTCTCAAAGCTATCATCAGCACGTACTACTACCTCAGTCAGGTTACAGAACTGATAGGGACGCAGGATGATTTCGCTACAGGGATTAGTACCGAAGTCGTAATCAGGATTCCTTCGTCCGTTCTTTTCAGCCTGAGCTTTAGAGGCTTCTCGAGAGAAGATCCCTCGCTCTCCAGAGTGACTGTGATAGAGGCTCGTCCACTCTTGGAGAAATAGTCCAATGTCTGGTTTAGCTTCGTAAGTTGCTGAGTTGTTAGCCAGTGCTCGTTGTCCATTATGTTCCCACCATGCTCCTGCTTTAGCGTTACGCATCCGATCATCTTCCAGATCAGACAAAGAGATCATTGCACTACGCCGTACACCGCCAACCACAACAACCTCCCCGATCTTGCAGAGAATATCATGGCACTCGATAGATGATAGACGACGACCAACGGCTCCTTTGAACTTTTGAATCGTGAATTTAAATAACTCTTCAAGCGGAGCGGGTCCACTGGCTCGCCCACCGAACGTCTTGAGACGCGTCCCAGCAGGACGTACTTTTGATAGATCCCACTTTGGCACCTCACCAGAATAGAGTAGAGCAATGAGCTGGCGTAGAGCTTTGGCCCATCCTTCTTTGCTATCTGCAACCATGATAGTAGTTTCACTATTGAATAGCTGGTCAGGAACTTCAGGCAGTTGATTAACATACTTCTGCTCCACAGAGAATCCTACGCCTGTGCCACAGAGCAGGATGTACATCGCCTCGTCAAAGGCTTTAGGGTCATCAATAGGTAGGTAGCTACAGTTGTAGCCAGCAGTGTTGTCTCGCTCAAGAGCCTTGCCTGCTGTCATGATAGCTCGCATCGAGGGCATGACTTCCAGGTTAACAATGGCTGATGTTAGCTCAGCACGTAGCTGATCAGACAGCACATAGCTCTGCTCGTCTTGAAGTTTCTTAGTGATGAAATCCATGTATCGCTGTACTGATTCTTCCCAGTCTTCTCGACGGCCTTGATTGGGGAGGAAACGAGAGTAGCGTGACTTTGCAATGAACGAGGAATAAATATCCATGTTAGACATAATTTATCATCCTTTTAACAGACATTCCTTTTGTTTTGTAATCATCTGCGCCTAGTAGAAAAGCAATTTTAGTATATCCATATCCCATATTGTGCAGAGCTTTTGCAAAACCACAAGTTTCTTTTGTTCTCTGCCTGGCTATATACCAGTGATCTGGGTTTAACAACTTATTGAATTGAGGGCTAAGATTATTTACTAATTCTTTTTCTATGCTCATTGCTTCTTGCTTAGTTAACTTTTTGTTTTCTATAGATACAATTTCATCAAGAGTATACCCATCTGAAAATAAAGAGCACAGCCACTTCTTATGTTCAGTACTTCTATTCCTAGAAACCCAAGCACGATCTTCTTGCCCTAAACCAACATACATAACTTGGTTAGTTATTGGGTCTGTGTGTTTGTATACATAGTATAGATCCATATTAATCCCAGTCCACTTCCTTTAGTAGTATTTCAATCTTATGTTCGATAATGTCAGAGAACCTGTCTACTAGATCCTCTGACGTAATTCCAAGCATCTCTACCAGCGTTAGCTCGTCCACCTGTTTGAGCCTATCTGATACATCCTGAAACGTGAGGGACATATATTATACTAGGATTTGTAGTACTTGTCAACGACTTTGTCGTAGTTCTCAATAACAAAGTCTAGGTAGTGGCGGGCCTTCTCGAGATCCTCCTTACCCTTCTTGAGGTTATGTCGCTGTACATACTTAAGTACATTAGCAAGCCAAGGATCAAGCCCCCAGTCTAGTATTGCCTCCCAAGGTTGTATCTTAACTCCCTTGTAATGATCACCACCTACCTGCTGTGTCCATGCACTAGTCATCTTCTCGAACTCCTCAAATGTCATCTCTGTAAATTTACCCATATTTCTTCCTCAAGTATTTAAGACTAACTGGCATCTCATCGAACTGTCCATCCTCTACTTCATGTAGCATCCAGATACCACGCCAGTAATTGTTACCTTGTGCACCCAGATAATCTTCATCATGTAGGTAGCAGCATCCTGAGAACAGACCAGTGATCTGTCTGCCATCAGCACGATTAGCGTAAGCTATCTGCCTGCCCTGCACATGGCCCATAACTGCTGACATGTGACGCTTGTTAAGCAGTGCAGCTGCTGATGTTACTGGCCTGCCCATCACCCCGCTGGTAAAGAAATGACAATATACCACACCGTCAATAACAACAGGAGTAAGGTAATCAAACACCTCCCAACCTGCTTCTCTATATCCGAGATCATCGAGACCAATAGTGCCGTCGAGTTTAGGATCGCTTTCGACTGCTCGGACAATTCGTTCCTCGTGGTTGCCAAGCGTGAGAACCATTCTGGGTCTATATTGTTTTTGCTTTGTTCGTCGTTGGTGCTCATTGAGTTCCTTCAGTGGTGCTAGCAACTTGTCCATTGCGTAGTGAGTTACCTCGATGTCATGCTTGTACCTACGCCCCTCGAAGGACTTCTTACCTACATCGTAGGATGAGAGGCTAGGCATGTCAGCAAAGTCACCAATGTTAATGATGACATCAGGCTGCTTGTCTGCGATGTACTGCCCTACCCACGAGAGATAGGACAGATCCACACCTGGCTTAACCTGGCAGTCAGGAATTACTAGGTGTGTTGTCATCTTCATCCTCTTCGTATTTAAAGGCAATGTGATCTTCAGCAGCAGCAATACGATCATGAATAGTATTAAACTGTACTTGATCAGAGATTTCATACCCGTAGACAGCAGACAAGAACTTAAGAAACTTTTCAAGGATCTCATCCCAAGTTGTAGCTTCGTCCTTGCTGAACTCAAACTTAATTACATCGTTGTCACAATCAATGTGCTCAAACTTGTACTGAACTTTGTAATCATCCATTTTGTTTCTCCATAATGTTTAAGAAGTATACTGCATCTACTACCACTAGTGGTTTACTTCTGTTCTGTTTGATGAACACTACTGGTTCGCCTCTACCTTTAGCGTTCTCTTCTGCTTGTTCGTAGTAACCATAGACAGCTATCTTGTCTCGAGACTTACATTCTATTGAGACAGGGAATGCTTCCCTTGCACGAGGACTAAGTAGCACATCCTCACCTCCTGCACCCATCGAAGTAGAGCGTACATCATCTGGTTCTAATCGGAATACAGCTATGATTTGGTCCCTTACCCACTGTTGGAAGCTTCTTCCTTTTGCTTTTGCGCTGCTTGGTTTCAAGTTTAATCACTTTCCTTTCTTTGATCCACGCCTTGGGAATCGTTATCCTACAGTTGTGCATAGGAGGACTGACAGTAGAAGCAACGACAATGGACTCGTCTGTTTCTTTGACAATGAACCCAACAGTTGTAACATCCGCAAGCTTGCCATCAGTATCCTGCTCCCATGATCCATCTACGTGTGCATCAACCCAACGAACTACAACGATGGCGGAGTCCATAACTCTCCTTCCTTTCGTCTGATCCAGAGAAGCTGACCCATCTCAGTCAACCTAGCCAAGTCATTGTCGTAGGCTTTGAGTACGGATTGGAACAACTCACCCTCCTCAGTTGCTTCACCGAGAATCTTTTCTGCTTTCTTTGGACCGATACCTTTAAGCCCTGGGATGTTGTCAACCCGATCACCTGTGAGTACTTGGGTATAGAACCACCTGAGTGTGTCGCATTCATCGACATGATACCTAATTCCTTTGATGAAGTTGTAGTGCCAGCCTCTAATCATATCTAAGTCTTTGTCGATAGTCATGATTAGATAACTATCTTCTTCTGACTTGTAAGCCTCGATGCCTATAGCGTCATCAGCTTCCTGTCCATCAATCATCTCAAAGCCCCAGGACAGGGTAAGGTACTCACGTAGTAGGTCATAGTGCTCAGGCTTAGCAGCAGTCCTGTTGCCCTTGTACGGGGCTTCCTTGGCTATCTCTTTGCGGTAGTTGTTGGAGCCAGTGAGGTATCCTTGGTAGTCCCCTACATCTGGGATCATCACCAGCTCTTCAACAAACTCAGCCATTCGAGAGATAGCTACACCCTTGGTCTCGCCCTCAGCAGCAAAGCCAATACGATACACAAGGATGTCGCCATCAATCAAGGCTTTCATTACAGTACGTCATCCCCGATAGGGTCAGCGTTAGCATACTCGATGAGGTCAGTCACGATCAGCTTGTTGATACCTACACCAAGGCCATACTGCTTAGCGAACTTGTGATCATAGAAGTTCACAATCGCTACGCCTTTGGAACCATTACCAACCTTAGCCTCGATGGGCTTACCCTCACGATCTACTGCAGTGATGGGGTACTTAGTTGACTTGGCAGTGATGAAGAAACCTTTGTCTTCTTTGTTACGAACCTTTACTCCAGCATCCTCAAGGGCTTTGATTGCAGTCTTACTGAGATTGCAGAGGTCTACCTGATACTTACCTGACATCTGGTTAGGCGTATCAAGGAATGCCCACATGAGTTCTGCTTCGATCTTAAGAGGTTTAGCTTGTTGCATAGTGTTCTCCTGAACAGTAAAGTAATATTATACTACGATTAATGAAGATTGTCAACTGACTCTACGTCACCATCTACTGCTGACAGTAACATCGCATACACTACTTCGATTACAGCTAGTGCTGATTCTACGTCTACTTCTGTACGAATATCAATCTGATTTCCTACCCTGCCAATAACGATGATGTCTTCAGCAGTCTTCAACCATTCCTTCATGTCCATCAGTGGGTATCCTTCCATGTCTTTCCGACTCGGTATTCCCCAGTGAGAGGACAACGCAAGTCTAATTCAATGCCTGCTTGTTTGATTGCATCTACACCTAGCTGACCAACTAGCTCAGCGTCCTTCTCATCTACCTCGATCTGCCACTCATCATGTACGTTGGCTACGAACTGAGCGTTGATCCTGTTACTCCTGATGGCCTCATCAAGTAAGACCAAAGCCTTCTTCATGACAATCGCACCAGCACCCTGGAGTAGCGTGTTAAGTGCTGCGTGTGGGGAACGAACTTGTAGTTTCCTCCCATCCAGACCTGGTAAGTAGCCTTTCTCTGCCAGCTTTTCAACTTTTGATCTGAGCGCTTTGAGCGCGGGAGTGTTACTAAGGAATGAATCAATGAGCCGCCTTCCGTCTTCTGCACCACCTCCCACAATGCTCCCGATCTTGGCAGGTCCCGCCCCGTAGAGAAAAGCATAGATGAAAGTTTTCGCTTGCGGGCGAGTTGGAAGACCCGCTGCCGTTTGATTCTTGGTATGTACATCACCTTCACAGACTTCTCTAACATAACCAGCATCCTTCATATAGTGAGCTAGCATACGTAGCTCTAGTCCACTGGCATCAATACCTACCAGCATCTTACCCTCAGGTGTAGTCCAGCAAGACCTACAGTCCTCACCATAAGGGCTACTGCTGCTCGGGATCTGCGCCATGTTAGGGCTATGGTGTGTCATCCTACCTGTCACGGCTCCGTTTGATATGACCTTACCACGAACCCTACCATCTGGCTTAACTGCATCCAGCCAGGACTCTACCTGAGCTACTCGTTTCTGAATCAATAGATAGTTAGCTATTTCCTTTGCCTCTGGTATATCAAGACCAGCAAGTACAGATTCGTCTACTATCACCTGACCCTTCTCTGTGTGCTTCTCTGGTTTCCAACCTAATGACATCAGCCTAGCTGCTATCTGCTGGCGAGAGCCTGGGTTGAACTCTTCTACCTTGTCCTTAAGCTTCTTGCCTGTCTTCTCGGAGACTCGCTCTGTCACAATGGGAGGGAAGATCTTTTGCATCCTCTCCTCGATAGCTGACAGCTCTGCCTTCCATCCAGACAATAGCATCGTGCATTTGACTTGGTCAAGTAAGAACCCATGCTTCTCCTGCCTTGCAATCACTGCTGCTACTTGGTGCTCTAGCTCTGTTGAATCACCAAAGCTGGCTAGCTCACGCGAGAGTAGCTTGTACAACTCTACTGTAACATGTGTATCTTGGATACAGTAGTCAATCATTTCCTGGGACAAGCCCTCGTCGAACTTGTTGAACTCTCCCTTGTGTTTGCCCAGCCTCTTTCCCCAAGCCTCGAGACTGTGTCCTCCCTCGAGTGTTGGTTGTAGCAACCTCGACATCACCAGTGTATCTGACGTTTGGCTCAAACGAATCCTCGTATTCCATAGCCGATTCAAGATCGGACCGTCAAAGCCAATAATATTATGGCCTATAAACAGGGAGCAATCTTTTAAATAGTTTCTTAGTTCTTCGCTTTTAGTCCAGACCTTTACTTCATTAGTATCTATATCGTTAGTAACACAGCACCATATCTTATCGTGCGCTAGGTTGGTTTCTATGTCAAGAACTATTCGCATTTAAATATTCTTTAGCATGTTCTAAAAATTCTACTGAGTCTTTAAAATGTCCAAGCCCTGCATTACAGTGATGGCATAAAAGCCCTCGAACTTTACCTGTAGTATGGCAGTGATCTACAAAAAGATTATATTTAGTTCCTGTTCTATGAGAGTCCTGTGCTCCACATATTTTACACTTACCTTCTTGTCTTTCCAGCAACAGGTTGTAATCTTCAGGAGTTAGTCCATACTTTTTTAGGTTGTTCTTGAATGCGCGCTTAGCCTGTAGCTCTTTCCCTCCCTTGTTGTAATACGTCTCTAAATTCACTTTCCTCGTACAGGCTTTGCACTGACTCCTGTTTCCTGACGCTGCGTCTTTTCTTTTGTGGAACTCGCTTATGGGTTTCTCTATCTTGCACGCCGTACAAGTCTTCATCTCTGTAGAATTTTTCATAGTAATTATTTTTACTTGAATGCATAAGGAACCTATATTATATCATGATTTAACACAAAAGTCAAGATATTTTGACCAGACTAGAGTGGTTCATCGAATCTCTCTGTCATTCTGCCAGTGTCCTTACTATAATACAACGAACAGGCTGGTCCTGTCAAGCCAGAGAAACGATTCTTCAAGATACGAACCTTAGTAGTGTGGCGCTCCATGACATCCTCTGCCTGACCGTTACGCTCTAAGCCAATCACTAGATCAGAGAGCTGACCAATTGAGCCTGATCCTCGTAGCTGTGACAAGCTGGTAGCTGCTCCTTCCTCGTGACCCTTGGTGTCAGGGCGCTTGAGGTGTGACACTGCGTATAGGCACACTCCAGTTTCTTGCACGATCATTCTAAGTTTTGTCATGATCTCATCAAGAGCCTTGCGCTCGTCACCATTCTCTTGGGAAGAGACAACAATAGAGACGTGGTCCAAGAATATGTACTTACAGTTAAGTGCCTTAGCCATGAAGCGAACCCGACTAACAATATTATCAATCCCAGTAGAACCAAAGTGATCGAAAAGATACAAGCGATCAGTCCCAAGGGTATCAGCAAAAGCTGCAGCAAGCTCATCGTCAGTGACCTCAGTGTCTGGTAGGTGCAAGGGTTTGTTAGCAGACAGCGACATCAGACTCTTAGCTGTCTTCTTAACTGACTCCTCGAGGAACATCAACCCAATGTTATCATTCGTATTCTTCAGGATATGGTACACAATCTCTCGCAGGAATTGAGACTTACCCAGACCAGAGCCTGCTGTTACAGTGATCATCTCGCCATGCCTGATACCATAGGTCAGGTCGTTCATGCCTTGGTATGGGTACATCACCTCAGCCTTCTCGACTGGCTGGTTGACCAGATCCCAGAGACCCTTGCCTGCTACGATACCATCAGGTACGAACTGCTCTGCTGCCCACCAGCTCTCAACGAACTGCTTCTGCTCGTGGTTAGCTAGGTAGTCACACGCGTCCTTGTGCTGCTTATGCTTAACTACCCGAGCCTTGGTACCGAACAGCTCAGCTACTTGCTTACTAGCGTTAACGCCAGGCTCATCCCCATCAAAGCAGACGACGATGTTATCAAAGGAATCCAACCACTCATACGCTGACTTACAGTCTGCAAGTGCAGAGCCAGCACCATTACGCACACTGACAACAGGATAACGAGACCCCAGCATCTGGTAAGCTGCGAGTGCATCGAACTCACCTTCGACGATAGTGACATACTTACCACCTTTAGTAAATAACTGTTGACCAAAGAGACCTACACCCTTCCATGAACCCTCCACGCTAAAGCGCTTATCAGCCTCGTGGCGCTTCTTGTAGGCTTGGGGTGTGCTACCCCCTTCTGGGTTGTAGTAAGGGAACCAGAAGTGATTCTGATGCGTCCCAACCCCATAGTCTTGGCAGGTATCTCGAGTGATGCCACGCTCAGTGATGGAAGCATAGTGTAGATCAGATGGTTCAACTGCTACTGCTGATGCGGAATGCAAAGTAAAGCTCCTTTCTATTGGTTTGTCTGTATCACTCTGTGATCCCCTATAGAGAGTGCTGTCTCTATAGTGGGGTTCTTCGAACCTCCTAGTCTTTCCACATGAGTAGCACTTGGTTCCCCATTCGTATGTAGCCAGTGCATCGGAAGACCCACAATCAGGACAAGGATCATGAGATGAAAGTTGTTGTG